TTCTGTTTTTGTTATCAAAGATAATGATTCTACAATAAGATTGGCATCATCTGCCGAAAATGCTAATAAAGCAACTCCAGTCGCTATTGGTATAACAGGTGTTGGATTTGGAACATTCCATACTTTCACACGAACTAAAGCTAATACAAAGTGTCTAATTGCTCTTGATAATTTTATACAAAATCCAATAGTATCTACTGCTACAACTACAAGTCTTAATAAAGAAATTGTTATTGGCGATACGATTATTGAAACTGCAGGAATTACTTCATTCTTCTCTGCTGACTTAATTCAAGTCGAAGGTGAGATTATGAAGATTAATACTGTTGGTTTTGGAACGACTAACGGACTTTTAGTTGATCGTGGATGGATGGGCACTGGTATTGTTACTCACCCTGTTGGTGTTGCGGTAACAAAAGTAGATGGTGCTTATAATATTGTCGATAATCACATTAATTTCTATACAGCACCTAGAGGTCCAATACCAATTGGTTCAGCAACTAATCCTCCTGACGAAAGAGACTGGACAGGCATTACAACATTCTCCAAATTCCAAGGAAGATCTTTCCTAAGATCTCAAGCTACAAACAGCACATCAGAGGCTTATGATTCCAATTATGTTTTTGACAGCATTGCTGATCAGTTTAATGCATCTACAAAAACATTTACACTTAAATCTGAAAATGAAAATGTTGTTGGATTCTCCACCAATAATGGAGTAGTTCTAATCAACGGTATATTCCAAGGTCCGACAGGACAATTAGCTATTGATCAAGATTATTCACTTAGTGAAGGAAGTGGTATTAGTAGTATTACATTTACAGGAACTGCCACATCTGTCGCTTATGATCCAAATAATGCAACTGTTCCTGTTGGTGGAGTTATTGTATCCGTTGGTTCCACAGGTGGACTTGGATATCAACCTCTGGTAGCAGCAGGTGGTACAGCAGTTGTATCCTCTGCAGGAACTATTACCTCTATCAGTATTGGTAATACAGGTTCTGGATATAGAGCTGGAATTCAAACAGTTAATGTTGGAGTTTATACTTCATCAACTGGTAGAACTGGAATCGAATTTATTGGAACAGCAGCGGTAAGTAATGGACATGTGGTTAGTGTTGCAATAACAAATCCAGGATCTGGTTATATTGTTGGATCCGAACCAAATGTTGTTTTTGATGCTCCACTTTCATATTCAAATATTCCATTAACTTATTCTGATTCTTCTGCCTCAGGTTTCGGAACAGAAGCAACAATTGACATTGTAGTTGGACAGGGATCTAGTGTAATTGATTTTGAGATTAGAAACTTTGGTTATGGTTATGGACAGAGACAAGTTCTTACAGTTGCTAGTGGTGGTTTGACAGGTATTCCTACAGACACTAACTTCACATTTGATGAGTTCCAAATTACAATTGACAGAACTGATTCTGATAAATTCTCTGCATGGCATTTTGGCGAATTAGAGCGTCTTGATAATATTGACTCTGAGTTTAATGGCGTCAAGAGACAATTTACCATTAAGAGAAACGGATCTCCTGTTACAATAAGAGCAGAAAAAGGATCTATTATTGATGTTCAAGCATCTCTCATCGTATTTTTAAATGATATCTTACAGGTTCCTGGAGAGGCATATACTTTCGATGGTGGAAGTGTAATTAACTTCTCTGAGGCACCAAAGGGAGTATCAGATGATGGGGCATTCTCAGGTGATACTTGTAAGATTCTTTTCTATAAAGGATCTGGAGACATTGATGTAACTTTCCGTGATGTTCTTCAAACTATTAAAGATGGTGATGATTTAACAATCAGAGGTGATGAAACTATTGTTCCTGGATCACTTGATCAAGATGCAAGGTTGGTTACTGAAATTCTTTCTTCAGACACTGTTAAAACAAATGCATATTATGGACGTGGTATTGATTCTAATCCTGATCACGCTAGAACAGTAACTTGGTGCAAACAAACTGTTGATAAAGTTATCAATGGCAAAATCGTTAGTAAATCGAGAGAACTTAATGAGGCACTAATTAATCCAAGAACTAATCTTATTCAATCAGTTGGTGTTGGTTCAACAATGGTATTTGTAGAAAGTGTAATTCCTTTCTTCAATCCAGATGATGAAAATCAGACTACTAAGAATGTTCAAACCATTAGTCTTGTTTCACAAAACAATATTGTAGCGGCAGCTGCTACGGCAGTTGTGTCTGTTGCAAATACAGTAGAATCGATCACAATTGGATATGGTGGTACGGGTTATACATCTGCACCATCAGTCACGATTGAAACTCCTGTAGGACTTGGAACGACTGCTAGAGCGACTGCAACCGCGACACTGACTGGTGATACCGTTTCTTCTATAACCGTCTCAACTCCAGGTGTTGGTTACACAAGAACATCTGTTCCACAGGTATTAATTGAAGCACCAAAATTAATTAAGGAGACAAATGAAACCGATTTATATCAAGGTGATTTTGGTGACATTGTTGGACTTACTTCAACATCTGTAGGGGTTGCATCTACTGGATTTGTCATGGATTTCTTTATTCCTATAGATTCCTTCTTAAGAAATACTAAAGTAATTGGTGCCGCTGTGACATTAAGTGACATTTCAGTTGGTGATTACTTTACAGTGAAAAACAGTAATGTTGGTAGTGGAGTTACATCACTTTATCAACCAGGTGGAACACTGGGTATAACTACACAATTCCTTGATTGTGTTTACGAGGTAGCGGCAGTATCTGTAGCACAAACTGCAGTTGCTGGTGTTGGTATTACATATATTAAGAGAGTGACTGTGAGTGTTGAGGATCTGGGTGATATCACAGGAATCGGACTTACAGAATTCTATGGTGAGTTCTCTTGGGGTAAAATTACTCTTGGATCTAGAGTTAATGCTGCTGCATTTGATGCATATCTTCTTAACGGAACCTCTGGTATAACTACAGGTGGTGTTGTCAACAGAGTTGAGCCTCTCAAGTTTGTTGGATACTCTACAACATAACTGATAAATAAGTAAAAAACTACGCAAAAATGGCTGCGATTATAACTGATCAACTTCGTATTTTAAATGCAAAAGATTTTATTGCTAGTGTTGCGTCCACTAGCAATTCTTTCTATTCATTTGTGGGATTACCAAATCCTACGGATGTTGATGCTAGTTGGGATAGCAGTCCTCCAGATCCCAGAGATAGTTTTAATGAGGAGAACAATTATTGGGACACAATGATTGCCCTCAAAAAAATTGATGCAGATGATGTAAAACAAGTAATCAGAAAAGTTACTTGGAAATCTGGTACAACTTATGATATGTACCGAAATGACATAAAAGCGGAAAATCCCTCAAAACCATCAAACGCTGTTAGTTTATACGAAGCAAATTATTATGTGATGAACTCTGATTATAGAGTTTACATTTGCCTTCAAAATGGATCTAATCCTGAGAATCCAAGTGGAAGAGCATCACTCGATGAACCCACCTTTACTGACTTAGAACCAAGGGAAGCAGGTACAAGTGGAGATGGTTACGTTTGGAAATATCTTTATACTATCAAACCCGGTGATATTGTAAAGTTTGATTCAACAAACTTTATGCCAGTTCCAAAAGATTGGACTACAACAACTGATGCTAATATTTCTGCCGTAAGAAATAACTCAAGCACCAGTGGACAACTTAAGATTGTAACTATAACCAATAGAGGTGTCGGTTTAGGAACAGCAAATAGAACATACACACAAGTACCGATTAAGGGTGATGGTAATGGAGCAGAGTGTACAGTTGCAATCAATAATAATTCTAAAGTAGAATCTGTCACAATTTCTAAAGGTGGATCAGGATATACTTTTGGTACTGTTGATTTAGTGGCTGGAAATGTTCCTGGAGGCACAACTGCTCCAATTTTTGATGTAATTATTCCCCCTCAAGGTGGGCATGGATCTGATATTTACAGAGAACTTGGCGCTAGAAATACTTTAATATATTCTAGAATCGAAAATGATACGGAAAATCCTGATTTCATAACTGGAAATGAATTTGCAAGAGTTGGATTAGTTCAAAACCCTAAAACTTACAATACATCAACAAATTTAGGACTCGATAAAGCTGCAGCCACTTATGCACTTAAATTAACTGGTGCAGGTTATAGTTCTGCAACTTTTACTGCTGATGCTTTTATTACTCAAACAATTGGACTCGGATCAACTGCTGTTGGTAGAGTAGTCTCTTATGATCAGGTTACAGGTGTTCTTAAGTATTGGCAAGATAGATCAACAGCAGGATTTAACACCGATGGTAGTAAAAATACCATCCCAGAATATGGATTTAAAATGAATAGATTCACTAAGGGAATTACTGATGGTGGATCTTTTGATATTGTTGGAGGATCTGCAACTTTGGCAATCCAAACCTCATTTACGGGTATATCTACCGAAATAAATAGTCGTACTTATTACCTAGGACAGTCCTTTTCGGAGGGTGTTGCTCAACCTGAAGTTGAAAAATATACAGGTAATATTATTTACGTAGATAATAGGCCTTCAATCACAAGATCGGCTAATCAAAAAGAAGATATCAAGATTATCTTGCAGTTCTAAGCAATTATGTCACAGGAAACCAATCTCAACGTCGCCCCATATTTTGACG